CTAAGCAGCGTGTGGCTAACCTGATGTGCGTTGGGCTCGATCGGTGGGCAGTGCCATCACCTAAAGTGATTGTGGACCGTTCACAAGCTGAGGCTATTGGTCTGAGTGATGGTGACATAGACGCTATGATCAATGATGCAGAGTCTCAGGCTCAAGCATTCATCAGCGCTGAGCAGAGCTATCTAGTAGAGAATCCGGCGGTGAAGTTTGACACATACGCGGCCACACCTAATCTCTATGCAGATGGGCCCATCAATATCATCACGAAATGTGATTCACAGATTGCAGCGGCCTTTCTAACTCAGTTCGCCGACCTTGGGAACACAGAGACAGGAGCGCGCTCAGTAGGTGAGATTCACCTGAGTGTATTTAGGCGTGCTGCTATCAATCTATGTGATCTGATAGCCTCACAGGTGAGCGGTGTTGATCGGCGTGGTGGTGGGACCATAGGTCGCTTGATCAGGTGGAATTATGGTTGCATTGATCCAAGTAAGCTCCCACGTCTCACACATACTGGTCTTGATACTGATGACTTGGCTGACAGCCTTGGAATGCTCCCTGGTCTTGTTCAGTCTGGCCTTCTCACTCCTGATGATGAGCTCGAGCGCGCTATCCGTGAACGCCTAGGAGCTGGTGATCTGCCAGAGGATGCCCAGCGCTCATCCATCTCCAGAGTCTCGAGCATTGGTGGTGGTGGTGCTGTCGCTACACTCACAGAGCAACTCATCAAGAGGAGACGTGAGAATGGTTAAGAAGATCAAGAAGCGCACACAGGCACAGACGCCAGCGCCAAAGAAGGACAGAGTGAAGGGGAGCGCTAAGAATCCAGCAGGATCAGCCAGCGGCTCCAGGGGTGGGATCGAGATCTCTCAGAAGGCTGTCACAGCTCTAGAGAATATGAGAGACAAGCATAATGCGCGTTTCACAAAGAAGAGCAGACGTGTAGACCTTGGCACACTTAAAGCTGTGTTTCGTCGCGGCGCTGGTGCATTCAGTGTTAGCCATAGACCGGGGATGACAAGAACACAGTGGGCGCTTGCTCGCGTGCGTACATTCCTAAAGCTTGTGGCAACAGGTCAGCGTAAGAAGGCTTACACCACAGACCTTGATCTATTGCCCACTGGTCATCCTCAGAAGAGAGAGAAGAAGACAGAGCAACTCAACACTCCCAAGAAATATGATCACATCGACTTCACCCCACCTCAAGGCGTGCGTGATGCAGCTGCTAGGGCGCTTGAGGTCAGAGCGACAAAACCAGAGAGCCAGCGCGGGATGACTCCGGTGGGCATCGCTCGAGCTCGCGACCTAAAAGCAGGTAAGACACTCTCTCCTGATACAGTGCGGCGTATGCTCGCCTTCTTAATACGTCATGAGGTAGATAAGCAAGGATCCACGTGGGATGAGCAAGGGAAAGGCTGGCAAGCATGGCATGGTTGGGGCGGCGATGCAGGATTCTCTTGGTCTAGAAAGACAGTGAAGCAGATGGATGCAGCAGACAATAAAGCGCAGTCTCTGAGAGCGTATGGTGAGGCTATACAGCTCACAGAAGCACCTAGCTTTGAGATACCAGAGGGCCTAACCATAGGCCGCCCATTTAAAACTCTTGGACTTGGTCAAGTCAGCTCTCGTATGAGTGGTGAGGCTATAGGTAAAGAGATCGATATTGAAATGCTCAGTGAGATGGTCAGGGTGTTCAACGCTCGAAAAGAAGCAGACCCCGTCATCATAGACTGGCAACATGCGACCTCACCTTTTCAGGGAGGTACACCAGCGCCGCCAGAGAGTGGCAACGCGCTTGGATTAATCATAGACCTCGAGCTGAGAGATGATGGTCTCTACGCAACCCCAGCATATAACGAGCGCGGCCTTGATGTGGTCACCTCTGCCGGTGGTGTGTTGTGGAGCTCGCCAGAGTTTCTAGCTGGAGAAGTCTATGACAGGTTGGGCGGCTCCAAAGTCGGAGACGCTCAGCTGTTAGCAATTACCCTAACCCCTCGACCAGCACAGTCCCATGACCAGATTGATCGAGTCACACTAACAGAGGAGACAGAACCCATGAATCACATGGATAGTCTATCGACTGAGGAGCTCAAGCAGATGCTAAAAGCTAAGGACGAGATGGTCCGTGAGCTTGAGCGACAAATCAAGGAGATGAAGGCAGATTCAGAAGCCTCTCTCAAGGCTGAGTCAGATGACGATGATAAAGCCAAATCAATGACCGCTAAGGATGACAGTGAGAAACTCGCGCACACTCCTGAGCATGATGAGAAGAAAGAGCACTACGACAAGAACAAGAGGATGAGTGAATCAGACCTCTCACCTGTCATGCTCTCAGAGATTCAAGCGCTTAACGAAAAACTCAGCGCTCAAGATAACGAGATTAAGAAGCTCAGGTCAGAGCGTGACTCTGCTGAGTGTGACCGCGCTGTTGATGTGCTTCTGCGTGAAGGCAAAATCAGCCCATCAGAGAATGATGTTGCGCGCAAGGCTTGGGAACTTCGAGAGATGCAACCTGAGTTTTGGCAGATGTTCAGCGCTCGCGAGCAAGGCGCATCTGTACCTTTGGCTGAGATCGGTCATGGCGCTAGTGGTGCTGAGATCAGCAAGGCCACACTTGATCAAGAGGTGCGTAAGCTCTCAGCAGAGAAGAGCATCTCTTACAGTGAAGCGCTGGCCACGTTCCGCGCTGACAATCCAGACTATTATCTCAAAGCCTTCGGAGGTTAATCATGGCAACTACTGATAATATAAAATCGTTTATCGCACATGAGGCGATTACTGAGTTTTCTCTGGTGTCTTTGCACACCAACGGAAAAGTAAAGCCAACAGCTGTGGGCACAGACAAGACCTGTGTAGGCATTGCACAGCGCACTGTTGCAGCGGGTGAGCCTGTTGAGGTTGTCACCTATGGCATCAGCCGCGCTATCGCTGGCGATAGTATCACAGCATCTACTGAACCAAGACTTAAGTCTGTGACAAGCCCAGGTAAGACAGCGGGTCGTGTTGAAGCCGTGGCATCTGGTGATTTCGCTGTGTGTCGCATGATCCCCAACATTAATCAGACCACAGCCGCTGCTGGTGACCAGATCCTCGTGATGTTCAACGGTCCCATCATCGTAGAGCCTTAAGGAGATAACTCATGGCAAGTTCATACAGTAATCTACACCCAGTAGACCAGATCTTAACCAGCCTCGTCGTTGAGGCTGTGCCTAGTGACAGTCAGCTCATCGCAAATGAGATCTTCGAGACCATCAAAGTTCCTGAGCGCTCAGGGACTATCCTCCTCGAGGAGTCTCGTAACTTCATGGGCGCTGGTGCTGGTCTTGACCTTGAGCGCGCTCCTGGTGCGTCACGCGCTACCATTGGCGGATTCGATCGCTCAAGCCAGACCTTCAAGGCTAAGATCTACGCGGCCTCTGACTCTATCGCTATGGAGGACATCATTGACTCTCAGTATCCAGGAAGCGAAGAGGCACGCATAGCTAAGAAGGTCAGCCGCGTGATGAAGCTGGCTAAAGAGAAGCGAGCAGCAGACGTGCTTTTTGATGAGGTCACCAATTTTGCGAACTTCACACAGCAACTCGCAAATGCTGATCGATTCGACGTAGCCGGTTCTGAGCCACTTACAAAGCTCGACACGATTAAGAGCACTGTCTTTGAAAATGCTCATGGCATCAATCCAGACACGATGATCATAGGGCGCAAGTCTTTTCGAGCACTCGCACGTAACCCAGAAGTACGCGGCTATGTGGGATCCTCAGCAGCTGGCATCGCATCAGGCAACCGCATTCTCTCAGATGAGGCTGTTTTGTCTGTGCTGCGTGATGTCCTCGGAATCCCCAACATTTATGTTGGTCGAGCTCTTCAAGACACTGCTGTACCTGGCGCGACGTCAAGCGAGTCAGCAATTTGGAATGGCAAGAAGATCTTTATGGGTATCTTGCGCGGGTCTGATGCAATCGTGCAAAAGAGCGGCAACGTCAAAGGGATGCCCACGGCAGCGCTCAATCTTGAGTTCGGCGGTATGCAGGCCGGTCAGTATGACAGCCTAGACTCAACACGTCGCTATGTATACGCAGAAGAGGTGCATGACTTTAAGCTGATCGATGCATCTCTGGGCTTTGTCATTACTGACTGCATCAACTAGTGACCTATGGACTTGATGAGCGCACACCATCAGCTCAGTGAGGTTGATGCAGACCAAGAGGCTATTGATGATCTCACTAGACAGGTGAAAGGTCAGCAGGGCCCTATGGCGGAGCTCATCAGATCCAGACGTGACCAGCTACAAGCTGAGGTACAGGCTGAGCGTGGATTCAAGCGCTCACTAGCTCGAGCAAGAAAAGACCTCGTGTCTATCATCGAGATGGCGAGCGCATCCACTGAGCCTGAACTGTTACTAAGCTTTGATGATGATCAGCTCTTAGACCTTATCTTAAGAGGTGGTCTAGGGCTGGCTATCGATGACTTTATCGAGGCAAGCGACAAAATTAGAGCGGCTGCTGAGAAATCGCTTGAGGCCATAGGTTTAGAATATGACCCTCAATCACTTCCTCAGCTCGACCTGATTCAAGCGCAGTCAGCCAGCGCTGTATTTGAAGACGTAATCATCCCAGATTTTAAACGAGCAACTAGAGATGCGCTCCTAGCGTTATCGACTGAGGTTCCTCTTGATCTCGTCAAGTCTGACTTAGTGCAGAGACTAGAGAGCTCAGAGGGTAGACAGCTGACAGAGGTTAAAACTAGAATTAGTCAATATGGGCGATCTATCACAGCGGCAGCTGCTGATCAGGCTGGGCTTGATCACTATCTGTACACAGGGCCGCGTGATGGTCTGACTAGGCCGTTCTGTAAGGCGCTCATTGATCTTGTGGTTGATGACCAGCAAATGAGAAAACTTAGGAACGGCCAAGGGCTCAGCGTCAAGACTTCGTGCGGTGGGTATAACTGCCGCCACTCATGGAGTCCTGTGACTGAGTCATTTATTCAAGCGGCTGACCTTGAGCGCGCCAAGGGTGCAGACATAAGCAAGGCCAACAGAGGAGGCAGACAGAGATGAGAAAAGCGGTAAAGAGTCAGGGCTATCACTTTGTTTGGGATCCTGCTGAGCCTTACGCAGAAGGCACTACACCCACGCTCACTATCAAGTTTCCCGGTGGTGACTTCAGTGGTTTGTTTGTGCAGTCACGCGCCAACGTAACCATCACAGCCATAGCGAGCGATAGACGCACACTCACCACCAGCGGCGCTGTAGGTGCTAGCTTGGAGCGTGATGAGGTTAGAGCGTTTCTCAAGACCACGGCAGACACATACTATCAGGTAAAGATTGCTCGACTTGTCACAGGTACAGCGCTACTTGCTGAGCCCTTGCCGCGTGAGATAGATCTGAGTTCAGCGGCTACACTCAACTTTAGCATGAGCTATGTTGATGTGGGGTCTGCTAATCTTGGCACCTCTGGAGTCTTCCCCTACATTATCGCCTATGATGACTTAGTTGGTGGTAAGAAGGTTGAGACTGGTCTTTTAAAAGTCACTCCTCGACCCTTCACCACCGGCCTAGATCATGATAAGTTAGTAGGTCAGATGGCTAACCTTGCAGACATGATCCCACGCAGACAGTCTGACTTCTCACCACAGATACAGGCTAGTCTAGATGAGCTCATCTTAGCTATCCGTGATCACGTCATAGCTGACGGCATCACAGAAGATGAGGTGTTCAATCAGCAGAGCTTCAAGCGCGCTCATGCCTACTGTGCAGCTGCTCACGTCTATGAAATGAATATGCAGTTTGACGCGGCTGATGCGATGCGCGCTCGATATCAAGAGCTCATGAATCTGGCTCTCAGGTCTGTGACGTTAGATC